CCAGAAGGCGCAAGACTTTTAGGCTATGGACTTGATTTCGGTTATACAAATGATCCAACCGCTATAATAGAAGTCTACAAGTGGAATGAAAAACGAATACTTAATGAAATCTGTTATTCAAGAGGATTAAGCAATAAAAAGATAGCCGAAAAGATAAATACTTCTCTGCCTTGCTACTGCGATAGTGCGGAACCTAAAAGTCTTGCGCCTTCTGGAATTTTATCTATTTCACTCCAATTTGAATAAACAACCCCTTCTAAAGAGCCTACCATACCAAGACCGTAAACCTTCCATTTATTTGCCCAATATTTATTTTTAATGTTTTCCTCTTTGAAAAGCAAATCAAAAGGCAAATCCGGATTATAGAATCCTTTTGTTTTATAGTCTAATATTGAACGTAACTCACTATCTGATAAGTATTCGTTATCTTCAAAGGTTAGCGTGATAAAGTTATTTTCGTTAATGTAATCATCCCCCCAAAAAAGGCTGTCAGGGTTGTAGTCAATCAAAGTAAGTCCTGCACGTGATATAAACTGAACTGCGGTTTCAATATCCATTTTATCCGCTTCATTTATGTAAAGAATATCCCGACGGAAACCCTTACCCACATCGTTAACGTCAGCACCCAAAAAATCTAAATAACTATCATTGAAATAATCGTGTTTGCTTTCCGATTTATTGAAGTCGTTTTCGCTTCTGAAAACTCCCCAATCAACACATATTTTTTTATAATCACGAACAACTGTTCGCTTCATCTTTGAAAGTTCGGAAGATAAAACAGTTGCTTCTTTTGGCGACGACAATAAAGACTGAATAATTATCTGAAGTATAGAAATGGTTTTTCCCGCACCCTGACCTCCACGAATAACAAAAACATCCTCATCGGGATTATTCATTATAAGCTCTAAAATCTTGAAGTAGGCTTTAGTGTATTTGTATTTATTTTCGGTTTCCAATATCAGGTAGATTTGGAATATTAAGACCGCCTTTGTGTTCGGTTTCTTTTTTGTCAACTAACCCGTTAAGTCTGGCTGTTAGGTTCTGACTGTAGATCATTGTCATGCCTCCCGTAATCTGGTCAGCTTGAATTTCTTGCTTTATGCGCGATGTGATAGGGAGATATTCTTTATAGCTTTCTATTTTACCCTCGAAGTAATCAGTAAGGTCGGGATAAGTAATTTCGGTATGCTCCATACAATAACATTCAAAACCAACCATTAGTAAAGGACGTTCTTTTTCTCTATATACGGTTTCTCCATCTTTTCCGACCCAATCCTTTACCTTAATCGGGTTGTTTTTGATTTCGGTTTTATAGTCTTGGAAAAGCTCCCACATTTTTTCGGGGGATTCTATGTATTTATTCTTACCCATAACACAAAGTTAAAATTATTATTTAGAATTAATCTAAATAAAGAAAATAATTTATATCTTTATGCTTTCATGGTTGATTTAGGTTGGTAAAAAGAAAAAGCCCCGACACTTTGGTTAGATGTTAGGGCTTTTTTGATTTAAAACTCTGGCGAATTATCTAAGAAATCCTTTTTGTAAACTTCATTTAATTTACTGATGTATTGCGCGGTCATTCTTTTTTTTGAGTGTCCGAACACTTCTCGTATGGTGTCTAAGTCCATACCGGATAATATTTTTTTATCGCCTCCTAAGTGCTTTATCGAATACATTGTTTTATTTATTCCAAGCCCTTTAATGATTAGTTTCCACCATAGCTTTGTTGCGGTGTCGCTTCCAAGTCGGTAGATTCCTGGAATAAAATCTGTTTCGATGCTTAACCCTAAGTTTCTGTTTTCTCTTTGTGTTCCGAAAAGGTAAAAATCTTTGGGCGTTTTTTCGGTTATGATTTTTTCAAGATAGGCAAACATAAATTTATTTATAGGGATATGCCTTTGCTTTTTTACTTTGGAGTTTGTCGCGGTCAGGATGATTTCCATTTTACCAAAATCAACGTTGCTTACTTTGATGCTTAATAATTCATTCGGGCGGATTCCGGTATGGTAAATGGTTTCGATGTAATAAAGGAAGTTCGGGAACTTATTTAGTAAATGCTCTTTTACTTTTTTGAGTTCACTATCGGATAGGGGAGTGTTAGCCTGCGTTTCTTCCGTTTTAAGTTGTCGGATTCCGTGAGCAGGGTTTGCATCGATTAGATCCCATTCCAAAAGCTCGGAAAATATCGCCTTGATATAGCCTAAGTTTTTATTATAACTTTTGTTTGACCACTCTCGGTCTGTTTTTATCTTATCGAAAATAAGTTTTATATGGGTACGCTTTATCTCTGAAGCATTCAGTTTATCCAGTTTCAGTTTCTTTGCTGCGGAATTGAAAAAACGGATTGTTGCTTTATAATCTTCTACGGTGGTTGTTGATAATAAAGGAGTTTTCTTTTCCATTGCGAAATCGAGTGCCTCTGTGATTGATTTTTGAACTGTAGGCTGCACGTTGGAAATAGAGCCTTCAACAAATGGATTCCAACCACGCTTAAGGTTTATCTTAATGGCCTCTGAAAGCGTAAGGAATTGATATTCCCTTTCTGATAAATCTTTTATTCGGTTATAATCCTGGTTCTCGTCCCGTTTTATCCTTACTGTCCTGCCATTGAAAGTGAAGCCCAGATACCATGCCTTTGGGTTGGTTTTGTTGAGTTTTGGGAGAGTGTACTTATTTGCTGTCATCTGCACTAATTCTGCACTGTAAATTTAAAACCGTTGTCAATCTATTGAAAAACAACGGTTTATTTGTGGAGTCGGGGAGAGTCGAAAACTACAACCCAACGCTTTTATTGGCTTTATATGGGGCTTACAAATACTTTTTAATTGGTTTTCTGCACTGTTTTTGCACTATTATTTAGCTTGAAGTATGCAGTTTATCTGGTCTTTCAATCTAATTTTTGACTTATCATTTACCTCTATATCAAAAGTGTAATCGTAAAATATCCTAATGTCTGTTATTACAGAATCTTTTATGTCGGTTAGTTGCGCTTCGTCTATCATAAAAAATCCAGTCATAGTACCGCAGTTTATCTTGTCGATGTGGTTTACCTTGATTACATCGCCTTTATCAGTCTTAACATGCCCACTGGCAATTTGCAGAAGTTTCAGTGCCTTCACTAATGCCATCTGTGCCGTCACAGCTTGCGGAGTTCCAAGTTTTTTCTGGTCTTCCACAAAGGTTAAGAAATCTCGCTTCATTTCCACATAAGCTTTCTTTTGTTCTTTCCCCATGTCGAGTAAAACAGTCTTCTCAATTAATGGAGGCAAGTCTAAGCATTCAGATTTTAATTTCCTAATCGCCTTTTTATAAATTCTCTCTGTCAAATCTGCAAACGTCTTAGGGTTATTTACCCACTTCGGAAAATAACCAGGTCGTGAATTCCAGCCCTCGTTCATATCCATCATGTACTTGCTCATAAAAACATGAATATTGGTCCCAAATGTAGCTCCACGGTCCATGATCCTAAACGGCATGAAAATATCTTTCACTGAATTTAGAATCGGAGTTCCAGTCATCAAAATTTTGTACTTCGCTTTATCACATAACACTGCCATTGCCCTTGATCGTTTCGTATTATGGGCTTTGCAGAGATGTATCTCATCTCCAATAATCACTTCCGGTCCCCATTTCTGGATTGCCTCAAAGAGTTCGTCTGTTAGGAGAGCTTCATAGTTCAAAATGACGATATTTCCCTCTAAAGGGTTCAATTTTCCCACTTTTTCAGCCTTTTTCTTCCCAGTTCCCTCTAATAAAGCGATTACATTGGTAGGCTTGATCGGGGTCCATATTCCAATTTCATTCTGCCAATTGGCAAGAGTTACGACTGGGGAAACTATCAAGGTCTTTAGAAACCTTTGCTCTTGCATGAAGCGCATTCTCATTAAGAGAAGTCCACCGCCTGTTTTACCAGTTCCCATTTCCCAGAGTAACATCGCATCGTTTGATGGCGCGAAATGGTCTACAGCCTCTAATTGGTGTACATAGGGTTTAAGTTTTAGTCCTTTTAATACTGCTTCTGAGAATTTCATTTCTCAACTCCAATATAGTTTGCTGGTCTATAAACAGATACCGAACAGCATCCACAACTTAATCTTTCCATTGTTTCATGAATTTCATCACACACTTCGTTTTCAGGAAACGCATCTCGTAGTGTTAGAAGATATCCATCTCTTAAAATGCCTTCAGTATTACCCCCAAAGAACAGTATTATTAAGTCATCAAATATCATTCGACTTAGATCACTCATCTCTCAACTCCAAGGTCTTCGGTTTCTTCAAGCCATTTCGAGCACGCTCTCATTATGAAACCATTATTACGGCTATGTTCAGTAAAGTCTTTCATGTACGGTCTAGCCTCGGCAATCTTGGTCTTTAAAAAGGTAACTTCTTTTCTAATTTTAGTTAATGAGCACCATGGGCATTCATTAACATCATTAATGGCATGTCCTAAGTGTTTATTGTTTTTGCATATTTTTACAGGGATAACCTTCTCATTTTCCATTTTTAATCCCTCTCTGCAACTGAGTCTCTCTAGCGTACTTACCTAATTGCTCTCCCGCAAAGGGGCATTCATTCGAAGCGGGCATCATTTCGGAATCGTCTTCATTACCTCCGTTTCCATTAGCGTAAAAATCCACGCAGTCCATCTCTCTTTTAAGTTGATCCTTCAGAGTGGTGATTTCTTTTGCCGGATTGCTTTTCGATATCAACTTAGCACCCTTAACGCCTTTAAAAGCTTTGAAATATTTTTCCGCAGCTTCGTTATTCTCGAAGTGGATTGTTACGCAGTTATCATTTTCCATTTTTAAGCTCCTCTAAATCTTTAATCCATTGCTCGGCTACATCCCTGTCCCAAAAGAATTTATTAGGTTCATTTTTCACGCGCTCAAAAAACTTATCTCGCTTTTGGATATCTTCCTTTAATCCTTGGATTTCTCTATGCTGTCTAAGTGCCACACTTTTCCAGTGACAGTTATTTCTTTGATGATCTTTTAATAGATCAATCTCCTCTTGAGCTTTCTTTCTGGCAGCAATGTAGCAACACCAAGCAATCTGCACTTTGTCATTTTGGTAAATATTTACGTACTCGTAAGACTCTCTGTAAAAACTCTCGTCGCCATCGTGATCTAATAAATAATAAGCTTCAAACTCTTCACGCCACTTAATTTCTTGCTCGTTATTCATTTTTCGCCCTCCTACATTTTCTGCATGTTTCCTCTACTGAATGAACTCCACGCGCCTGAGAGACGCTGGAGTAAAGAGTTCCACATTGGCATTGAAACACTGCCTTGTCTCCGCACTCCCTTCTGCGTACTAAATCATCTTGATGTTGCGCCCTTCTCCGCTCAGGACCTTTCAGGAGTTTTCTTCCGCGCTCTTTCAGTACGATACATTTTTTACATGTAGGTTCCTCTGAAAATAAAAGAGAGTATCCTGTATAAGAGCAAAGAGTGGTCCTCTCAGTTCCTTCCTTTAAAATATGTTTTTTACTATCTCTATACACTAGAATCTCCTTCTATCATTCTCAATTCCTTTTTACACTAGAAAAGAATGCCTGCTCGCTACTAAAGCAAAGACCGATGAGGAGTTTACTTGCTTAAAAGTTGGGGGAAAGAATGAAAAGAAATGAAATTTTAGCTCTCGCTACTTGTTTAGTGTTTTATGGCTTATTTGTTTTTCAGACTGTGCAAAGTGAAAAGAAAGATGAACAGATAATGGAGCTAAAAGCAGCTCTTGAATTGGAAAAATCATCTAAGCATGAAGCACGGTCCATTGCTCAGGATTCAATTAATCAAGCCGTGGATTGCATGAACTCAATTGTAGGGGAGATTAATCAGTGATGAAGCGAATTATACGAAAGTGTACACTTTGTCAAGAAAAGTATTTCCTAAAATATTATGGACGAAAAAACATAACAAAAGACATTTGCGAATATGTAAGAGATCGATTTTCTAGTGAACCTCGCATTTGTGATTTCTGCGTTAAAATTATATATGTGGAACGTACTAGACATGGTGATAAAGAATTTATTAAGCTGGTGGAACGTAAAAGAACTACTGCCCTTTTAGAATCTCGAACAAAAAATTGGGCGATTAAGGATTGATAATGTCAAATTCAGAAGTAAACTACCCCATACAGTTGTTGGGATATCGTCCACGCATTCACAAAGAGACTGGAAAGCCTTACATGTACCAATGGCAGGTAACTACTGCTACAAAAGGTGCAATTGGAGTTAAAAGCGTAAAGTCACTATTTGAAAATCTTGATAAGATTTTGTTACTAGTCGATGAAAAAGAACGCTATAACCTTCATTGGACGAACGCCAATTGCTTACCTGCCAGTAAGGAAAAAGGAATTCCATTAAGAACATTCGCATACCAAGAATGTATCGTTTTCGATCTGGACGGTATAGACATGCTGTTGATCGAATCCTACATAGAAATTGTTATCAGAGTGCTCAAAATAAATCATAATAAAACAGGGATTTTCAATTCCGGCAATGGCTTGCATTTTGTTATCCTTTTAGATTACAGAATAGAATCGATTGATAAGCTAAATTCTCTTAAGAAATATTATACAGCGGCTTGTGGATTACTCAATCAAGAGTTTTATATGAGCGGATTAAAAGGGGCAGCCGACCCTATCCGACTAGCGCCCTCGGCTACTTTAAGACTTCCAGGAACGATGAACGTAAAGGAAGGCAAAGAAAGTAAAATGTCTTACGTCATTCAAGGCAACGTTGAGGAACAATCACTCTCATTGCCAGAATTAGTTGGCGAAATGGCACCAGAAGAAATAAGCGAAGAAATTATTCATGCAGAAATAGACACTGCTGCCGTATTATCAGGATGCGACTTTTTAAATTTCTCGCGCACGAACCAAGCAACGTTAACCGAACCACAATGGTATGGAACCTTAGGAATCTTGGCTTTTATACCAGAAATAGGCAGGGAACTTTGCCACACTTATTCAAGCGCCCATCCCGATTACGATTTTGATGCTACGGAAGCGAAAATTGATCAGGTGTTAGGGCTTAATAAGCCAAGGCGATGCGCTTCGATTGAAGAACTATGGTCCGGGTGCTCTGCTTGTAAATTTTATAAGCAGTGTAAAACACCTTTGTCGATAAAATCAGCTGAGTTTATTGGAACCCAGAACACTGGATTTCACACCATTTTTCTGGACATGTTTGGCAGCCCTAAAAAGTTCGTTCCAAATTATGACGACCTTGTAAAATTCTATGCCAGTAAGAACACTTATAAAGTATCGACTCAATCGGGAGTACTATATAAATTCAATGGCAAGTTTTGGAATGCCGTGGAGAAATCAGAGCTAAAAGCTTTTGCTACCGCTCATTTTAAGCCAACGGCTACCAATAAACTAAGAGATGAATTTTTAGGGTTGATCTATGCCACCAACACTGTACCTGGAGAATTTTTTAATGATACGAAAAGCACAGAGGGCTTTATTAATTTTAACAATGGCGTTCTTCGCATTGATGGCAGGATTTTACTTCCCCATTCCGAAAAATATGGTTTTCAGTATTGTTTGCCTTATGACTACGATCCAACTGCTATCAGTCCTTCGTTTGATGAGATGATGAAATCAATCACGATGAAAGATGTTGAGTTAGAAAATATTTTGCTTGAGTTCATGGCTTATGCCATTTCAAGCCTACCGCCTGAATGGGGAGAAAAAGCCCTATTCTTAGATGGGAATGGTTCTAACGGTAAATCAACTTTCTTAGATGTAATTAGAAATTTAGTCGGGAATACGTGCTACGCTTCGGTTCCATTTGCTGCTCTAAACGATGCCGTGGGCAGGTATGAAACGCTTGGAAAACTATTTAATCTTTGCGAAGAGATCGAATATGATGATCTTAGAAAAGGCGCTATGTTTAAGACCATGGTAACTGGTGGAACGACTAACTTTAAAAAATTATTTCACCAGCCATTTACTGCAAAATGTAATGCTAAATTAATTTTTGCCTGCAATAAAATACCTCCTACGGCAGATGAATCCGACGG